AATTTGTATATGATAAAAAAGTATTACCTTCAATGAGGTCATTACAGTTCGGTGGAAAACCAATTGAGATTTCTCCAAATAGAATTTACAATTGTGCTTACTTACCAATAGACCATTTAGATGCTTTTTCTGAGTCAATGTTTTTATTGTTAGGTGGTACTGGTGTCGGATATTCAGTTCAAAAACATCACGTTGAAAAATTACCTGAGATTAGAAAACCAAATCCAAATAGGTCTAGAAGATTCTTAATTGGTGATTCTATTGAAGGATGGGCTGACGCTATTAAAGTATTATTCAAATCATACTTTGGAGAACAATTATCATCACCTGATTTTGATTTTTCTGATATTAGGGCAAAAGGGGCTCAACTAGTAACATCAGGTGGTAAAGCACCAGGACCTCAACCATTAAAAGATTGTCTTCATAAATTAGAAAGTATGTTAAGTTCAAAAGAAGATGGTGAAAAATTAACACCTATTGAAGTTCACGATATGGTTTGTCATATCGCTGACGCTGTACTGGCAGGGGGGATTCGCAGAGCAGCTCTGATAAGTTTATTCTCGGCTGATGACCACGAAATGATTGCGTGTAAATCAGGTTCTTGGTGGGAAACGAACCCACAACGTGGTAGAGCTAATAACTCTGCGGCTTTAGTTAGACACAAAATTACAAAAGAATTCTTCTTAGAATTATGGAAACGTGTTGAGGCTTCAGGAGCAGGCGAACCTGGTATCTACTTTACAAACGATAAAGATTGGGGTACTAACCCTTGTTGTGAAATCGCATTGAGACCAAACCAATTCTGTAATTTATGTGAAGTAAATGTTTCAGATATTGAATCTCAAGAAGATTTAAATGCTCGTGTTAAAGCGGCAGCATTCATTGGAACATTACAAGCGGGATATACAAACTTCCATTATCTTCGTGATATTTGGAAAAGAACAACTGAAAAAGATGCGTTAATTGGTGTGTCTATGACAGGTATTGGTTCTGGTGTTGTGTTAGGTTATAATATGAAAGAAGCTGCAAAAATTGTTAAAGAAGAAAATACAAGAGTTGCTGAATTAATTGGTATTAATAAATCTGCTCGTATGACAACGGTTAAACCTGCAGGAACAACATCATTAACTTTAGGTACATCATCAGGTATTCACGCTTGGCATAATGATTATTATATCCGTAGAATCCGTGTAGGTAAGAATGAATCAATCTATACTTATTTATTGGAAAATCACCCTGAGTTAGTTGAAGATGAATTTTTCCGTCCACACGATACTGCAGTTATTTCAGTTCCACAAAAAGCACCTGAAGGTTCAATATTAAGAACCGAAAGTCCATTTCAACTATTAGAAAGGGTTAAGAAAATTACACAAGAATGGATTAAACCTGGTCACAGAAGTGGTTCAAATAGTCATAATGTATCAGCAACAATTAGTTTGAAACCTGAAGATTGGGAATTAGCTGGAGAGTGGTTTTGGAATAATCGTGATTTTTATAACGGCTTATCTGTACTTCCGCACTCCGAACATAGTTATAAACAAGCTCCATTTGAGGACTGTACTAAAGAAGAATTTGAAAGACTATCTTCAAAACTCCACTCAATTGATTTATCAAAAGTTATTGAACATAGTGATGAAACTGATTTGAGTGGTGAGTTGGCTTGTGCTGGTGGAGCTTGCGAGATTAGATAATAAACTCAATCAAAAATAAAAAAAAGGAATATGTTTTTTTTACATATTCCTTTTTTATTTATATAATACTATGATAAGAAATTCTGAAGATTGGATATTCCAAGAACACATAAAAAAAATGATTAAATCTAAAGATAACCCAACTGACTTTTATTGGGAAGATGGAAAAATGATAATGACAGAACATCACCATGCGAAACGAGGTAGTTGTTGTGGAAATCAATGTAGACATTGTGCGTATGAACCCAAATATGAAAAAGGGTGCACTACACTAAAAAAAGAATAACACTATATTTATTAACAATGGCTAATGGTACGACATATGGATTAAATTTTCCTTTTAGAGATTCTAGAAGAGGGGATTACTTAGAGTTAACCGAACTTCAAGCACAGGAAATTAAGGCTGACTTAATACATTTGCTTTTAACTAGGAAGGGCTCAAGATATTTTTTACCACAATTTGGTACAAGATTATACGAATTTCTTTTTGAACCATTTGATGGTTTAACATTTAATGCAATTGAATCTGATATTAGGGATGCTATTGAAAATTTTATGCCGAACTTATTAGTTAATAGTTTGAGTATAACACCAGCAGACCCACAAGAAGAAGTTGACATTGCAACAGGACAAAATTCAGTAGGGACAAGTGAATCATCAGTTTATAGATTTCCTGGTAAGGGAACATCAGAATATACAGCAAAAATAAGATTAGATTATTCTACAAATGGTACAACTTTTGCTCAGAGTGATTTTGTAATTATCAATATTTAATAGAAATGGCAAATAATAAAATATCGTATACCGTAAGGGATTTTCAGGGAATAAGAACTGAATTATTAAATTATGTAAGGACTTACTATCCTGAGTTAATTCAGGATTTTAATGACGCATCAGTATTCTCTGTGTTTCTTGATTTAAACGCTGCGGTTGCGGATAATTTAAATTATAATATTGACAGAAGTATACAGGAAACCGTATTACAATATGCACAACAAAGGTCATCAATTTATAACATTGCAAGAACTTATGGATTAAAATTACCAGGACAAAGACCATCAGTTTCATTGGTTGATTTTTCAATCACAGTTCCTGCTTTTGGTGATAAGGAAGATGAAAGATATCTTGGAACATTACAAAGAGGTTCACAAGTGGTTGGTGCGGGTATTGTTTTTGAAAATGTTTATGATATTGATTTTGCTTCACCATACAATGCTCAAGGTTTCCCAAATAGATTAAAAATACCTAATTTTAATGGTAATAATGTATTGATTAACTATACAATAACTAAAAGAGAAGTTGTTGTTAATGGTATTACAAAAGTTTTCAAAAGAGTTATTGGGGCAAATGATGTTAAACCATTCTTTGAATTGTTTTTACCTGAAAAGAATGTGTTAGGTATTACGAGTGTGTTATTAAAAAATGGAACAGAATATACAAATACTCCAACAACCGCAGAGTTTTTAGGTTTAGATAATAAATGGTATGAAGTTGATGCTTTAGCCGAAGATAGGGTTTTTATTGAAGACCCAACAAAAGTTTCAGACCAACCTGGTATTAAAGTTGGTAAGTATATTCAAACACAAAGTAGATTTATTACTGAATATACACCTGAAGGATTTAAGAAGATGACATTTGGTGGTGGTACAAATACCGCTCAAGACCAATTGAATCAATTCACCACTTTAGGGACAACATTAGAATTACAAAAATATTCAAATAACTTTTCATTAGGGTCAACATTGGCACCAAACACAACATTATTTATTCAATATAGAGTTGGTGGTGGTTTGGCGACAAATTTAGGTACAAATGTAATTAACCAAATTGGTACCGTTTCATTTTATGTTAATGGGCCATCTGAAACAACTAACTCATCAGTAGTTAATTCTTTAAGATGTGTTAATACAGTTGCCGCTGTTGGCGGGGCAGGAATTCCTTCATTAGAAGAAATTAGAAATTATGTATCGTTTAATTTTGCGGCACAAAAAAGAGCTGTAACGGTTCAAGATTATGAATCTTTAATAAGAAATATGCCAGCTCAATTTGGAGCACCAGCTAAAGTTTCAATCACAGAAAACGATAATAAAATATTAATTCAAATATTATCTTACGATACATCAGGTAAGTTAACCAATCTTGTTTCAAATACTTTAAGACAAAATATTGCAAATTATTTATCTAACTATAGGATGATGAATGATTATATTTCAATATTCACAGCTGAAGTTATTGATTTGAGTATGGATGTATCTATTGTGTTAGATTCTGCTCAAAATTCAGGACAGGTTATTTCAAGTGTTATTGATAAAATATCTACATACTTAAATCCACAAACAAGACAATTAGGACAAAACATATATCTTTCAGAGATTAGAAGTTTAATCCAAAATACAAATGGTGTATTAACGGTATCAGGTTTAGATGTTTATAATCAGGTTGGTGGACAATACTCATCAGCGGAAACATCAATGGAATATTCTAACCCTGAAACAAAACTTATTGGGCCTGTTGATGATACAATATTTGCACAACCATCACAAGTTTATCAAATCAGATATCCTGGTAAAGACATCAGAGTTTCAGTTAAAAATTTCCAATCTATTACTTTCTCATAACAAGTTTATTTATTTTTTAATTAGATTATCATTTAGTTGTATGCTTTTAACTTTAAAAATTACGCATAAACTATTTATTAACTAAAGGAAATTAATGGGTCAATCATATAGAATAAGGACTGAGTTAGGGATTAACAAATCAATTGATGTACAACTAGACCAAGAGTTTGAGTTTTTGGAGATTTTATCTTTAAAAATTCAACAGGCAGACATTTACACAAGAAGTTGTTCTGACTATGGTGTTGTTGTTGGTAGAGTTACCGCAAATAATGGTTTTGGATTACCTAATGCTAGGGTTGCTGTCTTCATACCGATAGATTCTGTTGACCAATCAAACCCTCTAATAACAAGTATATATCCTTACAAATCTCTATCAGATAAGAATGAAGATGGATATCGTTATAATTTATTACCTTATGAGAAATCATATTCTACTCACGCAGCTACAGGTACATTACCAACAAGATTAGATGTTTTAACTGGAACAACTGCAATTGAAATCTACGACAAGTACTATAAGTTTACCGCAAAAACAAATGAGAGTGGTGACTATATGATAATGGGTGTTCCTTTGGGATACCAAACATTGGTTATGGATGTTGATTTATCTGACATCGGAGAATTTTCTTTAACACCTCAAGATTTAATTAGAATGGGTTTGGCCACTGAAGGTCAAGTCGCTGGTAACAGGTTTAAAACCTCAACTGATTTAAATTCTTTACCTCAACTTATTACACTAACAAAATCTTTAGAAATTTCACCTCTATGGGGAGAACAAGATATTTGCGACGTTTCTATTAATAGAATTGATTTTGATTTAAGAGATAACGCCAATATTAATATACAACCAACCTCTGTGTTTATGGGGTCAATGTTTAGTAGTCCTGATGATATGAGGATTAGACCTGTCTTTAAAGTATTGGGTGTTGAATTTGGTGGTAAGCCTAAAGATGATATGGGGAATCTATGTGAATTAGTTTCAGGTCCTGGACAAATTCTTGCAATCCGACAAACTATTGACCAAGATAGTGATGGAAATCCTGTCTTAGAAGTGTACCAAATGGAACAATCAGGTAATGTAATTGATGGTGATGGAACGTGGTTAACGGAATTACCAATGAATTTAGATTATTTTATTACTAATGAATTTGGTGAAAAAGTATTATCTAATGACCCTACAATTGGTATTCCAACTAAGGGAAAATACAGATTTAAAATTAAATGGCAACAACCAGCATCATTGACAGAACAAGTTAGACGTGCACATTATTTAGTGCCAAATGTTAAAGAATATGATGGTGATAAAATTGGTAGTTCTTATTATTTTGGGTTGGCTTGGAGTGGGTATACGAACGGGTTTACTAATACGACTCAATATTATAATAGATTAAATGAGGTTATAAATTGTGAAGACACATTTTATGAGTTCCATTTTAATAAAGTTTATACTGTGGCATCATTAATTGATGAATATAAAAAAGGGGGTAAGGGTCAATTCATAGGTATAAAAGAAATTGGTGATAATTCCTGTGCCAGTAGTGTAAATAAATTTCCCGTTAATGAAGGTGTAAGAAACTTTGATTGGTTATTCTTTTTGTTCTCAATTCTGTTTCAAATATTATCAATAGTTGGGCCTATATTATTAATTGTTTATCATCTTGTTGCATTCTTATGGAATAATTTTGCGGTACTTCTTCTTATTTATTTAATAGGTCTTTTTGGGTATAACGCATTTAATTATTGGTCTTTATTTATTGGGGCTATTGCGGGTACTGCCGCATTTGGTGCGACTGCGGGAATGATTGTTGGATTTGCTGCTCAAGCGGTATTATATACTTTAGGGGCGTTATTTTTACTTATTAATTTTAGAAAAATTGTTAGTTATAAATTTGCAAGATTTAAACTATCAATGATGACTTATCCCGATTGTCAGGCGTGTGATTGTATACCTGAAAGTATGCAACAAAACACAGTATCATCACCACCAAGCTCTACACTAACTCAATTTAGTAATAGTGGTTTATATTATGAGAAATTACAATCTAATGGGTTTTTTGGGTCTGTATTAAATGATAATTCTGACCGTAAGACTATTGCAAGTCTTGCGGTTAGTGAAGCAATTGCAACCAGAAATTCACCAATAAACGAACTATATACTTTTAAATCAACTAAATCTGGTATCTATGGGATAGATGAAGAATATAAAGACCTTATGGTTTATTCAACACAACTTCCGTTGGGTGAAAGAATTAATGTGTTTAATACTCGTAAGAAATATTTTGATGGTGTTGGGGTTAATCAAATTAGTGTTACTTTTGATTCACCATCCAATATAGGTAAAGTTCATACGGACAATACATTAACGGTTGTTTATAGTGAAAAATATGAAGCGGGACAATTATTAACATTTGTTAACCCTCAAAATAGTAAAGATATTAATTATTTATGGACAGGACAAACCAAGTTAAGCGGTGTTGTTAAAGGAATACGAGGTACTGCTTTAATACCAAAAGGTGGTAATATAATTGTTAATTATGCTGACCCATTATCACAATACACTAATCTAACTAAAACCTATACTTTAAAAAATGGTTCTGTTGGTGATGGAGAAGCACAATGTGTTGATAGTTTAACAATTAGAATTACTGGAACCACCACTTTTACATACACCACTTGTTTTGGAGAACCAAAAACAATAACATACCCAACCACAATTCCCTTAATTGTTAATATTGTAGATACTGACTGTATTGATATTTCTACATTAGAAGGTGATACTGATTATACTTTAGTAAGTGTTGGGGCAACATGCCAAAGAAGCATATATCCTTCAGATATTGAATATTTTCAAGTAGTAACGGCATTAACAATTACGGAGTATTTTAAACTGGTTAATCCTGGTGCTAGTACTGAAAGTTTCCCATCAATATTAAAAAGTAAGTCAGATGTTGTGGCAAATTTTACACACATAAGAACGGTTTGTGATAATGACGAAAAAAACAATTTATCCTTTACTTATGGTGATTATTTTGATGGGTTCCAAGAACAATATGTTACAATATTACAAAGGGGTGTTGACCCATATTCACCATTATATATTAATGAATATGGTGTTGGTAAGTTATTTGGGTTTACAGATAATAATGCTGCAGGACTAACATTTACCGCGTCAACGAGAATCAATACACCAATTCAAAAATTACCTATAGGGTCTACAATATCAGTACAAAATTTTCAATCAGGACAACCTTCTATTTTTACACCATCCCATTTTTTCAAACCTGGAGTTACGGGTTCCAATGTTCCTGGTTTACAATTTTCAGGGTTTAATACTAATCAGGT